ACTGAATTAACACCAGCACAAAAAGCAGCACGAACACGCAGATCAAACAAAGCAGATGCGGCCTATAACGCAATGTACGCATTTGAATATTCTCAATGGGTTGAAGCGTTAGATAAGTTTTGCCCACCACGCGATAGCGTTATTGATGCGCTAGAAAAAAAGCGTGATGAAGCAATTGCAAAAATCCAAGCGCAATTTAAAGAGGAATACGATGCAGTAATGGAATCATTTAATAATTTAATGAAACCAACATCAGATATTTTAAATCAAAAGCGTGATAAAGCATGGGAAATTTACAAAGATGAAATTCTAGGAAACTTTTAAGTGGAGGCAAACTAATGCAACGCTCTAACAACTACTACAAACTTCGCAGAGTAGTCAGGATAAGTTTCTGGCTATTATCGCTGGCCACGATTTATTTCTTGGCAACTCATATTAATTACACCGCCGACGGCTACTGCTTCGGTTCAATGGATAGTTGCTACCTAAAGGAAGGTAAGTAAAATGAAAATAACAGCGAAAGATTTTAATCGCCTATGGGATTCTGCGATGGCCTGGGGGCAAGATTGGAAAGTACAAAGTGATAGATTCGATGCAGATGTTTCCTTTAATTGGGAGCAGGCTTACTGGTTCGATTCTTACTCAGCATTACTGCTGGCTAAAATGTTCTTAATAGATGGGAACATTCCTTATCAAGTAACAGCAGATGAATCACTTGGTTGGGTATTACTTACCGATCATAAATACGATGGGGAACAACAATGAAAAATTGTATGATGTGTGAAAACCCTAGCGGCAACTTAGTTAGGCGTTGGTATCAATACGATAATGGCGAACAGTTCCAGTGCCTAGTTTGTCCTAAGTGCGATGTTTTACACTCCAATATTATGATCAAAGGGAGGTGAAAATATGGGCGCAATGAAAGCAATATTTACAGAAATGCAAATGGATATGCTGGCATCGGCTGAAGTTCTAATTACTGCTAGCAATAGCAGCGATCCTGATGAAATGAGCAGGGCTATCTATACCAGTATGAAAGTTTTAAATCCGCATCTAAAAACACTATTAGGAGAATAATGGCTACGAAACCACAAAGATCAGTTCGAATTGCAGATGCAATTTGGAACAAAGTTAGAATCAAAGCAGCAGCAGAGGATAAAACCGCCTCTGAGGTTATCAATGATTATTTGAAGGATTACATCAAGTGAAAATCCTTTGGATAGTTTTAACAGTGCTGGCAGCCGTCGGCAAGGGCAGGAGAGTGATGCCCTGGGCGATCCTGGCTTACTTTGGGGGTTGGGTAGCCTTGGGCATAGTTTGCCTCACCCGCCAGCGCCCCCTGCGCCCAGTTCCGCCCTGGATGCTTAATCTGGGCTACCAGAGCCAGGCTAAGCGGGCGGTAGCAGGGATAGACACGCCGAAGGATATTTTAGGCTAGATTTGCAGGTATAGACAATTGCCCATACACTTATCTCATTGGGATACACCAGGTAGCCCACAAAAGGAAGGCACAAAATGAAGTTAGTACCTACAACAGAAAAAGTAAAAATTAAAATATTTGTATATTCAATGGGCGAGAAAATGCCACACACATCATCAATGCGTGGCAACTGGGGTTTTGATTTTGTTTGTTCTTGTGGTTACGAAAGCAAAACTGGTGGCGCAGTTCGTTCATGGATTAACGAAGCAATACAAAAACACAAATGGTTAGATCACGATTATTCTTGGAAGGCAAGTAACTAAATAAAATTGAGGAAACTCCTCAATAGAAAAGGAAGGCACCAAATGGCTAGAGTAATAAAAGAATGGATCAGTAAAGATGGTTCATTTGCAATAAAAGTAAATGATGATTTAACTTATCAAATACTTAAAGACGGCGAAGTTATTAACACTAATCACGCAATGGATAAGTGGTACGACACGGCAGAGCAAGTTGCAACACATATTCAAAATGATATTGATTTTGGATACTACCCAAAACTTGCTGGTATCAAAGGTGAATTAATAAAAGCATAATAAAAAAGAAAAAAATCCCTACCTCCGCCGACGGCTGGCGAGGTAGGGATTTTTTATTGGGCAAGCGCTAGCGCGATGCCCTGCTCTAAGGAAATCTTTGGTTCATAAATCATATTCATAAATCTCGGATTACCAACACGATACTCAACGCCAACTGGCGCATTTGGATTACTTTGTATTGGTGCTAAGTAACCAGCAGCGAGCATCATCATTTCTGCTAATTCAATAAAAGAGGTTGCCCTACCAGAGCAGATATTCATAACTTCAACGCCGTTAAGTACGGCTGCAAAAGTTGCTTCAACTACATCGTCAATATGTACAAAATCTCTTACTTGGTTACCAGTTCCCCAAACAGGAAAAGGATTTACTTTTTGCCTAGCCCTAGCAACAAAAGATGGGAATGGATATTCTAAAGATTGATCATTTCCATAACCTGAAAATGGGCGAAGGATTGTTACTTTCAAACCTTCATCTCTAGCGTACTGCGCAAGCATCTCGCCAGTTAATTTACTCCAGCCATAAGTTTGATCAGGAGTTCTAATGTGATCTAAATTTATATCTTGCTCACTTAGTTGCGCTTTAAATCTTGCTCGCTGAAGCATTATTGGATAAGCAGCAGAGGATGAGAAATAAACAATTCGACCAGGGCGAGTTCTAAGCGCCCATTGGAATAGATCAGAATCAATCGCCAGGTCAGTGGCAACCGCCAAAGGATTACCTTCAATGGTGGCACGGCCACCGACTACGGCGGCTAGATGAATTACAACATCAAAGTAAGTGTTATCAGTTGCAAAGAATTTGCGAGCATCAGTGCCTGATTTAATATCAAAGCCAACTACATCATTATTCTTTGTGTCCAGCGCTCGGTGAAAAGCCCTACCTACAAAACCTTCATCACCTGTAATCAGGATTTTCATTTAAGTTTAGCCAGCAGCGTTTGATATTGATCGCTAACAATATAATTATCATAGGCAACTTTATCGGCTGAATAAACCTCTGGTGCGTTCACCCTGGCGTAATTATCATCCATAGGCGCTTTGCCGTTGAAGGCGTGGCAATGTTCAATTATTACCTCTGGCATATATTTAATGCTGCCTAAATCCTGGCCTAGTTTTAGCCAGAAATTATCTAGGTATAAGTGGCGCAAATTATCAGGAACCATTCCGCCGAGATGTTTAACTATTTGACTAGACATAGCAACGGCAGTTGGCAGGCTTGAGCCTTGGAATAAATCATTTCCATAAACAATATCTGAGCCTGAATAAAGTTCCTCAACAAATAACTTATCCCAGTTGGCAGTTCTTGGGCGGTGATCATCTCCCATAAATGCAAAGTTATCAAACTCGCCAGTAAATTGGCGGGCTATGTAATTTAATGGGTAAGCCATCCCACCAGTTTCATTATGAACCATAATTACAGATTCAACTGGTAGTTTGTGAGTATATTCTTTTCTAGTTTCATCGGTAAAATCTACAATATAAAATCTTTTAGCCGTTGTATTTGTATCTATAAAAGCCTGCTCTAGTGCAACAGCATTATCAGGCCGCCCGCGAGTAGGGATTGAAACTATTAAATCACTCTCCACCATTTGCCAACTCCCCCGCTATTGCAAAGTAAGCAGCGCCATCAATGTAATTATCAGCCTTATAGGTTTCCATTGATCTTGCCACCTTGATTAGTGCGCAAATCATAGCGCTTTGTTCAGGTGTTACCTCGCGCTCAAGATAAGCAGATAGAAACTTGCTAATACGATCAAAGTTAATAGCAGGCGTTCCATAATCATTTTGCCTGTTGGTGTAGGTGAGTGCTTTAGCCTCATCTAAAATTTTCCCCCGATTCATAAGTTACTTTGAACCTATGCCGTATTCTTTTTCAGCCTTATCAGCCCATTTAGCCAACGGCGCGGCTAACGCTCCAATTAGAATTGCCTGTTCTGGAGCAAGGTCAGCAGCCAGGGCTAATCCCATTGTTATTGCTGATGCTATTACTGCTCTTAGGTAAGACTTAAATGCAGCCTTACTCTTTGGGTCTTTTAACTTAGCGATTAACTTATCCATTTTTATCCTTTAAGGGCGAACTACACCCATTATCAGGGAGTAGGAGCGTTTTCTTAAAAACACACCATCTCCATTTGATTGGCTTCCTACATTACCACTTGAGGTATTACCCTCGATAACTTGAAGGTATTTTAACGCAGTGTTGTTAAATTTAACGATTCCGACATGATCAGGCTCAGAATCCTTATCAAATTGGAAAAATACAATATCCCCAGCCTGGGCTTGACCTATTGGAATTACTTTATTTTTCTTACTAAACCATTTTAGGCCAGCATCGCAGGAGGCAAATCCTTTTTTGCTTTGGGCGGCGATAGTAGATATTAAGCCTGCCTCATTAAAGCACCAGGAAACA